TGGCCCCGTTGACCATCCGCCGCGTTCCCGACGGTCACCGAAGTGCAGGCGCAGCAGATGGTCAACGGGGCCAAGACCCCCGCCCCGGCGATGCCAGTCGCTCCGTCGAACGGCGTTGACGCTGTCGCCGAGTAAGACGAACTCATGGCGGCCTACGACCATATCGACTTCAAGCCGCCGTCGGGCGTGCGAACCGAGGCGAAGCGTGGGCTGGAGTGGCGCGACGAGTTTGGTCGCGGCGGCACGGCGGTCGGCGTGGCACGCGCGAGGGACTTGAGCAACGGGAAATCGATCAGTCCGGACACCGCGAGGCGGATGAAGTCGTACTTCGCCCGGCACGAGGTTGACAAGCAAGGCGAGGGATTCAAGCCGGGCGAGGCCGGGTTCCCGAGCGCGGGGCGGATCGCGTGGGCGTTGTGGGGCGGTGACGCCGGGCAAGCGTGGTCGAACAAGCTGGTGAAACAGATGGACGCCGCTGACGAAAGGGATGGCATGAGCAGCAACGTCGAACGACGGTTCTTCTCGCTCGCGGCCGAGTCGCCGCGGATGCTCCGCGTGGAACAGCGGGCCGCCGAGGACGGCGGGCCTCGCCCGTGGATCGTCGGCTACGCCGCGACGTTCCACCGCGATTCGCTCGACGGGGCCGTCGGCGACTTCGTGGAGTGCATCGCCCCCGGGGCGTTCCGCAACGTCATCGACGCGGGGACGTGCAAGGCGTTGTGGAACCACAACAGCGACTACCCGCTGGCCTCGCCCCGCAACCTGCTGCTGTCCGAGGACGATGTCGGGCTGCGTTTCGAGTTCCCCGTCTCGCGTGCCAGCTACGCCATCGACGTGCTGCACAACATCGAGGACGGCGTCGTGGAGGGCAACTCGTTCGCGTTCGTCTGCGGGCGTGACAAGTGGGAGATGGACGAGCAGCGTGGCATCCCGCGGCGAACCGTCTTGGAGGTGGCGTCCCTCTGGGATGTCGGGCCCGTTACCTATCCGGCCTACGGCGACGGCAACCTCGACGTGGCGATGCGGTCGCTGGACAACTTCCGTCGCGCCGCCCCGCGGCCGACCGACGCGCGGCGTCGAGCCATCGGTGGCAGGGTTGCCGCACTGCGTTCTTGGCTGGAGTCGCAGCGTGTCCGGTGATCGTCGCCAGCCCGGGGATGAGTGCCAGTGTGGCCGCGGGAGGCTGCGCGTCTACTCGTCGCGTGACCTCGGCGAGTTCGTCCATCGGTACATCGAGTGCAAGGCGTGCGGGTTCAAGGATCGGCAGACCGTCAAAGCCGATTGCGTCAAGAGCCGTAGAACGCCCCCGTGCGACGGGTTGAAACGGGACGAGTAGCTTGACGGTAGTAGGGGCATACGCCCCGCCACGAACCAACTCGCAGGAGCATTTCCGATCATGGCCGAGCCGATGACCGACGACGCGATGAACTCCGACCTCGCCGCGGACGGCAAGCAGGTTCGCCTCCTGCTGGAGCAGCTTCACACGCTGCTCGCCGAGATGGGCGTGCTGCAGGACGAGATCAACTCCGCGGACGAGGACGGCGCGACCGAGGAGAAGATGTCGGAACTGGAGACGCTCGCCAAGAAGTCCGACGACCTGCGTTCGCGCATCGCCCGCCTGCGGGCCATCGCCACGAAGGATCGTGAGATTCGTGAGACGCTCTCCGCGTCCGCGTCGGTCAAGACCGTCCGTGCCGTGACCCAGCCCGCCGCCACCAACAGCGAGGATCGTTCCATGACGCCCCCGGCCTCGACCCCGGCTCCCTTCGCCGTGCCCCGCATCGGGCATATCCGCGGGTTCGGTTCCGATCCCGACGCCGTGAAGCGTGCCTTCGCCGTCGGCCAGTGGGCACTCGGCTTCCTGTTCGGGAAGGAGTCCTCGCGGCGGTGGTGCGCCGAGAACGGCATGATGGAGCGGCGTGACCAGAGCGAGGGCTCGGCCGCGGCCGGTGGCAACCTCATCCCCGTGATCCTGTCCGACACGGTGATCCAGCTGATCAACGTGTACGGCGCGTTCCGGCCGAACGTCCGCGTCCAGCCGATGCCCGGCCCGTATCTGGAGATTCCGCGGCGGATCGGCGGCCTGACCGCCTACCCGATGGGCGAGGCGCAGGCCACGACCGTCAGCACGAAGAACTGGGACAAGATCGCGCTCACCGCCCGCAAGTGGGGCACCGAGGTGCGCTTGTCGAACGAGGTGCTGGCCGACGCGGTGATCGACCTCGCCTCCGACCTGACGGAGGAGATGGCCCGGGCGTTCGCCTTCGCCGAGGATCAGGCCGGGTTCAACGGTGACGGCACTGCGGCGTATCAGTCGATCACGGGCGTCATCCCCGCGATGTCGGCCACGACGACGACCGGCAGCGGCCAGACCGCGGTGACGGTCGGCAAGAAGGGTATGTTCACCTCCGCGACCGCCACGTCTTTCGAGACGCTGTCCATCGCGGACTTCACCCTCGCCCTCGCCACGCTGCCGCTCTACGCGAAGCAGAACGCCAAGTGGTACGTCTCGCCGGTCGGCTGGGCCGCTGCGATGCAGCGGCTCGCCCTGACCAGCGGGTCGCATACCGGGCTGTCTGGCGGCAACACGCAGGCCGATCTGGAGAACGCCATGGGGCCGCGCTTCATGGGCTACCCGGTCGTCCTGTGCAACGCGCTCGACCAGACGCTCGGCACCGACAACAGCAAGGTCAAGGTCATCTTCGGCGACCTGACGCAGGGGGCGGTGATGGGGATGCTCCGAGACATCACCTACCGCACCAGCACGGAGCGGCTGTTCGAGTTGGATCAGACCGTGATGCTCGCCTCGGAGCGGTTCGACGTGAAGGTGCATGGCACCGGCACGGCCACCGAGGCTGGCCCCATCGTGTGCATCCGCACCAAGGCCGCGTGACCCCAAGACACCGGCCGCTGAACGACGCACGGCGGGGCGGCTGGAACACCCAGCCGCCCCGTTCGTGTTTCCCCCCTGACCGCAGGAGCAGCCAGTGCCCACCGCACCGAACTTCCCCTTCCTGCCGTTTTACCAAGGCGTCGGCTCGCGGCGGTTCCGCAGCCTCGCCGTGGTGACGCAGCCGACCGTCGAGCCGGTGACGCTCGCGGAAGCGCGGCTGCACTGTGCCGTGGACGGCGAGGAGCATGACCAGCAGCTGCTCGGGTTCATCGCGGCGGCGCGGCAGTACGCGGAGCGTTTCTGCGACCGGCACTTCATCGACGCCAAGCTGCAAATGACGCTGGACAACTTCCCGGCGGACGTGGAACTTCCGCTGCCTCGCGGCCCGTTCTCGCCGACCGCCGGGCGGCAGACCGTGGAGGTGGAATACTACGACTCCAACCTGACCATGCACACGATGACGGAGGGTCAGCCGAACCGGGTCAGCGGCTCGACGGAGTTCCTCGTCAACCGCAACTCGATCCCGCCCGTGCTGACGCCGAACATTCTCGGGTACTGGCCCGTCGTCGGCCCCGTGCGAAACGCGGTGATCATCCGCTGGTGGGCGGGGTGCGGCAACTCCCCGGAGGCGGTGCCGCGGCCCATCCGCCACGCGATCCTCATGAAGGTCGGCCACTGGTTCCTCAACCGCGAGGCCGCGGCCCCGACCACGCTCAACGCCGTGCCCTACGGCGTCACCGAGATGCTGTCGATGTTCCGCACGGGAGGATACGCATGACGACCGTGGACGCGAGAATCTCGGTTGCCGTGTCCGTGCAGGAATCGACCGACGGGCCGTTCCCCGGGCTGACGACCTACCCGGCGTCGGTCGAGCGTTACCTGACGAGCGGCAAGGTGTTCGCCGCGACCGGCACCGCAACGGCGCAGGGCGTCACCGTGCCGGTGTCCGGAAAACTCACCACGATCACCGTCTGGTACATCGAGGCGACGGGCGGCCCGGTGACGGTTAGCGGCGGCCCGGTCAACGTGACGGTGCCGGGCGGCGAGTGCGTCTTGGCGACCAACGCCGCGGGGTGGGCCGCGGGCTCCGTGTCCCTCGTGGGCACGGGAGCGTACAAGGTCATCGCATACGGAGCCTGACCCATGCCGCTCCAGAGCGGAGTGCTACGCCGCCGCGTGACGATTGAGCGGGTGGCCGACACCCCGGCGAACCCGTTCGGTGAGCAGTCGCAGACCGCCGACAGGTGGAGCCCGCTGCGTGTCGTATGGGCTGGCGTCGAGGCAATCTCGGCGCGGGAAATCGTCCAGAGCGAGAGGACGCAGACGAGCATCACCTACAAGGTCAGGATGCGTCGGCAGGACGACATCACGACCAAGGATCGGCTGCGATGGGAGGGCGGCGTCCTCAACATTCAGTCGATCCTGCTCCGCGGCGCGCGGCTGGAAGAACAGGAACTTCTCTGCGCGCAGCAGGTGGACTGATGGCGGGCTTCGACGGCGACCGTACCAACTCCGTCCGCGTCATGGGCGAACTGGAGTTGATGGCGTCCCTGCAATCGCTGCCGAAGGTCGTCGGCGACAAATACATCAAGGGCGCGGTCGCGGCCGGAATGAAGCCGGTGTTCGCGCAGCTGTTGGCGAACACCCCGGTCGGCCCGACCGGCAACCTCCAGAAATCCGTCGGGCAGGTCGTCCGCGTCTACAAGACCGGCATCATCTACGGGGTGGTCGGCTACCGCCGGGCGGTCAGCAAGCCAGACGGCGGCAACCGCGGGTATCACTCGCATCTGGTGGAGTTCGGCACGCAGGAGCGAGTGCCGAAGAAGGCACCGTTCCTGTCAAGCTACTCGCTCTCCGGATGGACGCCGCCCGGGTGGAGCGGGCGTTGGCCGTTCGTTGCGAGACGAGTCCGCGGCGCGAGGGCACTCCACCCGCTCGGCAACGCTTTCTCGCAGACGCGGTCGCAGGCGTTGGCGATCATCGTCGCCGAGATGCAGTCGGGATTGCAGAAGGGCATCGCCGAGGTCGCACGAAAGGGGTTGTGATGATCCAGCAGGACGTGCCCGAGAAGTGGGTGTATTGGAAGCTGACGAGCGACCCGCGGACGGCCGCCCATTTCGGCTTCCGCGTCTACCCGATCATCGCCCCGCAGGGGGCCACGCGGAGCGACTCCGGAGGCGTCCTGACGTTCGCCGTGTTCAAGCGGCAGTCGGCGACGTGGGACACCACGACCATCGACCTAGAGGCGTCGGCGAACACCATGGTGACGGCTGTTGCCGTGGACATCTACGCCGAGACATACGCCGCTGCCCGCGACGCCGCGAACGCCGCTGCGTCCGTTCTACGCGGTGCGACGGGTTTTCAGTTTGGCAGTATGCTCATTTCCAGCCTGCCAAACTCCGAGCAAGACGACATCGTCGTGCCCGTTGACGGCAAGGGGTTGCCGATTTACGCGGTCGGTCAGGTGTACGAAATCCGCATCGAGCAGTAGGAGAACCACCCATGCCCGGCACCAGCACCGTCGTGTCCTCGCAGTCCGGGGCAGGGTTCACGTTCTCCGGGTTGAGTGCCAAGATCAAGAAGCTGGAAGTCTCGGCGTCCGCCCCGCAGGTGGACGTTTCGCATCTCAGCACGGTCGCCGGTACGCGGAAGGTTTTCAAGAAGGCTCCGCTGTCCGACACGCCCGAGGTCAAGGTGGACTTCATCGGCAACAGCCTCCCCGCGGTCGGCACGAAGGCCGCGTTCACCCTCACCGGCAACTTCGGCTCGACCAAGGCCGGGGGTTGCACCAAGGCCATCTGCACGCAGGCGCAGATCAAGGCAACCGTCGGCGCGCTGATCGAGGGTTCTGCGACCTTCAAGCTGTCCAAGGAATAAGGAGCCACCTGTGCCCGAGACTCCCAGCCCAATCGCAACGAGCCAAGGCGTCACGTTCTCGTTCGCTGGCACGATTGGTCACCTGCAAACCGTGGACGTTTCCCGGTCTGCCGGAACCATCGACACGAGCGACCTGTCGCTCGCCGACGGCGACCCGCGGAACTACGAGCCCGCGCAGCTGCTGGAGGGGGACGAGGTCAAGATCGAGGCCATCTACTCGACCGCCGAAACCTACCCGCAAGTCGGCGACGAAGGCTCGCTCACCACCAGCCTCGGGGCAATCGCGGGCACCGCGGTCTGCACCGCGTCCACCGTGACCTACGCCGTGGGTGAGGTGGTCAAGGTGTCGATGACCTTCACGCTCGGCGGCACGCCCGACTGACGGGGTGTTGCGTGACGCTTTCGTCGCAGGGAACGACCGTCACGTTCGCCGGTGCGGCTCTCGGCAAGGTCGTCGGCGTGGGCGGCTCGTTCGCCTCGCAGCCGCGCGCCATCAACGAGTTGGCGTACAACGTCGATGCGGACACCGGGCAGTATCTGCCGGTGTACGAAAAGACGACGTGCGACCAGAGCCTCGACCTCGATTGCATCGCAACGAGTTTCAGCACCGCCGTCGTCGGCACGAAGGGCGCGCTGTCCGTGACCGGCTCCGGATGGTCGGTCAGCTTCGGCGTGGCGATATGCGCCGATGTCAAGGTAACTGCTAGAGTGGGTGACATCGTGCGCGTGCAATACAGCTTCAAGAGAAGCTACGCCTAGCCTGCCCACAAGGATTTGATATGCCCCTGTCCAAGTCGCAGATTCTTGCCGCCAACGACCGACGCCGCATCGAGGTGGACGTTCCGGAGTGGGGCGGCCCGGTGCTGCTGTCCGTGATGAGCGGAACGGAACGCGAGTCGTTCGAGCGCGAGTGGACGCAGACCGAGGAAAAGCTGCTGCCGCAATACAAGCTGAAGATGCTGCGGCGGTGCCTCGTGGACGAGTCCGGGGCGGCGATGTTCACCGACGAGGACTTCGACTCGCTCGGCAACAAGAACGCACTCGTCCTCGACCGGCTGTTCGATGAGTGCATGAGGCTGAACGGCTTCAAGAAGGACAGCGTGGAGGAAGCCGTAAAAAACTAGATCGCCCTCCAAGGGAGGGCATGCTCTCGCGGAAGTTCTACCACCGGCTCGCGCTCGGGCTCGGCCGCTCGGTGAAGGAACTTCTGGAAACGGTCGATTCGGAAGAGTTGGTTTGGTGGGCCGCGTACTACGTTCACGAGCCGTGGGGCATGGAGTGGATGCAGGCGGCCCGCATCGCAACGACGGTCGCGTGGAGTGCCGGTGCGAAAGACGTTGACGAACGATCTTTCCTGCCGGTGTTCTACGAACGCCCGATGACCGAGGATCAGATCAAAGCGGAACTGATGAAGCTGCCGGGGTTCTTCGCTGATGGCTGACGCAATCGGTTCCGTTCGTGCGACGTTCACAGCGTCCGCCTCCGGCATGACCGGGGCGATTGACCAGATCGTCGGCAGGCTCGGCACGTTCGCCGCCGCGACGAAGCGCACGCAGGCGCAGACGAACGAGTACCAAAGAATCGTCGGCGGCTTGGCGGATCAGTTCAGCCGCGGCGAGATTACGGCCGACGAGTACGCAGAACGCATCGGCCGCGTGCAGGGCAAGTTCAAGGGCATCGGCGAAGCCGAGCGGATGCGGTCTGCTACAGCCGCGCTTGCCGCCGCGCAGGCCGAGGCTGGTGACTACGCGGGGGTTTTTGATTCCGCGATTGAGAAGGTTGCGGCGTCGGTTCGTGCCGCAACACCGCCGCTGGAGCGGCTATCAACCGACCTCGCCGCCAACCGTCAAGGGTTCCTCGCGGGCACCGTGACGCTGGAGGAGTACCGCAACAAGATCGCCACGCTGCCCGGCGAAATCAACGGCACCGAGACGGCGCAGTCGAGGATGGAGCGAGTCTTCAAGCAATCGCAGGAAACCATCCGCGGGCTCCGCGGCCCGACCGCCGAGTACGACCAGAAACTCCAGCAGTTGAGCGAGCAGCTGGAAGCCGGGCTCATTGACGACCAGCAGTACGCCGCCGCGACGGCGAAGGTGCGGGACGAGATGCGGGCCGCCGACCCCGCCGCGAAGGCGTTGGCCGAAGCGATGGAAGAGGGCAAGCGTGTCACGCAGGAGTTGCTGACGCCGACCGAGAAGTACGAGCAGGAGATTGCCAAGCTGAAGGGGCTGCTCTCGCAGGGGGCCATCAGCGAGGAGACGTTTGCACGCGCGTCGAAGAAGGCCAAGGACACGCTCGACGGCAAGCCCGAGAAAATCAAGAGCGTGGGCGATGCGTTCGGCGGCCTGCCCGGCCCGCTGGGTGCCGCGGCCCGGGCGTTCGACTTGATGCAGAAGTCCCTCGGCGGCACGTTCGCGGCGTTCAAGAGCGGCGGCATCTCCGGTGGCGTGTCGAACCTCCTCGGGCAGATTCGTTCCGGCATCTCCAACGCCGGGGCCACGGGCGGCGCGTCGCTCGTCGGTGCCGCTCCGCAGATCGCACTGGTTGCCACCGCGGCGGTCGCGGGGGTCGAGGCGGTGCGGAGGTTGACCGGCGCAATCGCCGAGGTCGGCTCCCGCGTCGAGCGAACCGGGCAGCTGGCTGACCGGCTGGGCATCTCGTTTCAGCAGTACGAGATTCTCTCCGTGGCGGCGAACATGGCGGGCGTGGAGACGGAGGCACTCGCGGCCTCGCAGACGAAGGCACTCAAGGCTATCAGTGCGGCCCGCGAGGGGGCGGGCGCGGAGGCCGAGGCGTTCGCCGCGCTCGGCATCTCTCAGCAGCAGTTGAACAGCACGAACCCGACGGCGTTGATGGAACTCGCGGCCGAGAAGCTGCTTGCCATCGAAGACCCGGCCACCCGCGCGGCGTTGGCCGTGAAGCTGTTCGGCAAGAGCGGCAACGACGTGCTGCCCGCGCTGGCTGGCATCGACGCCGTCCGCGAAGGAATCCAGCGGCTCGGCGGCGTGATGAACCAGAAGGACGAGGGGAGGTTCAAGGTTCTTGACGACGCCTTCGACAACGCCCAGCGATCCTTCACGCGGCTCGGCGAGGTGCTGC